TTCTTGTGCTATCTCTTCAAATGGATTTAGCTTATCAAAAAATACTTCTACGTCTGTTGCAAGATCTGTACCTGCACCTAGGTCAATTAACTCTGCTCCTAATGAAACTACACCCTCAGGTATTTTTATTATACCTGATGCTACGCCTGCTAGTGCTGCACTAAAAGCATTTCTCTCATTACCTAATTCCTCATCACCTAAACCCATGAAGCCTTCTGGATCGAAATCTGTATCGTATGCCATTTAGCCTCC